CCAGCGTGTCGGTGAACTTCTACGGTCTGCCGATGGAGGAGCACGCCGGATGCCTCGCCGAGGTCTACGCATTCATCGCGCAGGCTATGGAACAAGCCGCAGAATGCGGTCTTGATGCTTGAGCAACCTTTAAAAGATTACTGAAATGAAAAGGAAGACATCTATAGACACGATCATGATCCATTGCACGGCGACACCTCCCGGAAGAGAGGTGAGCCGTGCGGAACTCGACAGCTGGCACAAGGCGCAGCGTTTCGAGCCTTACACAGACCCTGAGACCGGACGGGTCACGTATGCGGGTTATCATCTGCTTGTGCATCTTGACGGAAGCTATGAGCGTCTGCGACCCGATGAGCATCGCGGGCAGCACTGCCCGCAGCAGGACATGAACAACCGCGCAATCGCCATCAGCTATGTCGGCGGAGTGGATAACAACAACAAGCCGTGCGACACCCGCACCGAAGCCCAGAAGCGGACGCTGCTGAGTCTCGTGCGCACTTATAGGGTGCGTTATCCGGCAGCCCGGGTCATCGGGCACCGCGACTGCGCTCCCAAGGCTTGTCCGAGCTTTGACGCAAAAACCGAGTACAAGGACATTTGAAAACAACCGCGCATACGCGCAAAGAGGACAATGAAATCGTGGGAACAAAAAAAAATCCCGGCTGACGGAAGCCGGGATAAAGGAGAAAGTCGATTGTATTTATTCACAGAGCGAATGTGCGGCATTGGCAATACGGTCGGACAGGTCAAGAAGGGCGTCACGAAGCTTTTCAGTTTCTTCGGGGGTGAATCCACCTCCTTTTGTGCCGTCACTCTTGATTCCGTTAAGCTTGTGGTAAAGCCAGGAACTTGACTTTCCGAAATACGTGCGGGCTATTTCACGCCAGGAAACCTCAATGAGAATGTCATCAAGTTTTTTTCTGGCATCGGTTAAGAGATTTTGTTCTAAGACCATATCGATTTTTTTAAATATCTGTTTATGATACAGAGGCGAAAGGAACCCCCACCTCCTGTGGAGGTTCCTTGTCGACCTAAGGCATTTCGAGCATTTCATCAAATAACTCGCGGAGATAGAACACGTAGTTTCTGCTTCCGTTAGGATAAGACCGTCTATAATTTCTTATCCCTTCTATCAATTCCGCCTCTTGGTCTGAAAGTACTAATGTTCTTTTCATTACCTCTGTAATAAATACATCACAAAGGTAATACGAATTTTAATATAATACAAATTTTCGTATTAAAAAGTTTAATCATTATTCACTTTATGACATCTGTTCCCACGTATGCCTTGTTCCCTTTTCGTGTGCGCCATATAACCGGCATCATATGGACAAAGAGACGAAACAGGAGATAACGCGTGCTGCATGGGGGATGCTGCTGGCTCTGTCTGTGGCGGCGCTCATTCTGATGTGCCTTGTCGCCACTGGGTGCACCCGCACGATTTATAAGCCGGTGGAGACGGTGAGGACGGAGTACGTCGAAGCCGACACCACGGGGCTGTATGAGCGCATGAGAAGTTTCTTTGAGTCGCAACGGCTCAAAGAGACTTCCTCAGACTCTGTCATTGACCGCACAAAGGAGACCGTGGTACTCAAGGAGAACGGCGACACCGCAAGGCACGATAAGGAACGAATAGTGTACGTTGCATCCCACCGTGAAAAGGAACTTGAACACAAGGTGCAGCAGCAGGACAGCACAATCAAGGCACTGCGCCTTCAGCTTGAATCGGTGAAGTCCGATTCAATTCCGGTTCCCTATCCCGTGGAGCGAGAACTCACGAAGTGGGAGCAGACCAAGATGGACTTCGGCGGGTTTGCTATCGGAGCAATTATAGCAGTTGTCTGCATCGCCGTGATCTGGCTGATCAAGAAATTCAGGAAATAAACAACAATCAAAACAACAACGACAATGGAGACAATAATCGAGGCATTCATTTCAGAACTGGGAGACGGCTTCTTCCGACATCTGATATTTCATTACGCCATAGTGTTCACACTTATTCTGATTCCTCCGGCACTTGTTGCTCTCGACACATATTTCGCCACAAGCACCGCCCGGATGCTCGGCGAGAAGATACGTTCCCGCAAACTCCGCAAAGGCATCGAGAAGCTGACCTTCTACTGGGGGGCGCAGATCGCTGCATCGCTTGTGGGAACCATAGGACTTCTGTTCACATGGTACAACCTGCCTTATCTCACGATACTTGTGACGCTTGCCGTGGCGTGGACGGAGGGGAAATCTTACCGTGAGCATTTCAGCCGCCGCAGGGACGGTGTCGCCAAGGTTCCCGAAAGCCTTCAGGAGATGATCGACTTTTTCGGCGATGAGGAGATAAAGGACATCTTCCACACCATAGCCAGGCGGAAGACGGGAACCATCCAAGACGGGAACACATGACCGGCACGACCGGAAGAGAAAGCGACGCGCATCCGAACAGCATCCGGGGGGCGCGTTGCTTTTATGGAAATAAAGTTGTAAATTTGCAGCGGACATCCGGTAATCCAAGCCGTTTTGTGTGCGCTTTTGCTGCTAATTTGTTGTTTGCATAACCCTGTAAAACATACAATGCATTGATTAACAATAGATAAACTGAAATATTTTATTTTTTGCATTGGAAAGTAAAGCGCGAAGAGCAACAAAGAAAAGAATCGGAAATAATCCCAAAACGAAACGAAAAAAGTAAAAGAGAATCAACGTAATAGGGTAGATAGAGAAAAAATGCTTTTTCGGTAGGTTATATTTGTATTTCCGTATTATTTGTTGTTATTTTGTTGCTCAAAGGAAAAATGAACAACACGAGCAACAAAAAAACAATCGCGAGAATATGGATAAATCTAAAGAGCCAATACGGCTGCGCAAGCGCATCCTCAAGACCGGAAACACTTCGCTGTATCTCGATATTTACCATAATGGCAAGCGGAGCTACGAATACCTTAACCTTTACCTCGTGCCGGAGAAGACACGAGCCGACAAGGAGAAGAACAAGGATACCCTCAGACTCGCGGACGCTGTCCGGGCTCAGAGAGTGGTCGAGTTTCAGAACGGACGCTTCGGCTTCGATGACGGATATAAGCTCGATACAAACTTCCTCGACTATTGCCGCATGATGTGCGAGAAGCGGGGGCAGAACCCCGCCAGCCGGGGGAACTGGGGCAACTGGCGCGGCGCGCTCAGGCATCTTGAGAGATACTGCCGCCCCGACATGACCTTCCGCGATGTGACCCCCGCGTTCGTGCGGGGCTTCAGGGATTACCTCGACAAGACCGCGCGTGTGCAGGACAAGAGGAAGAAAGCCCGCACCACGGAAGTCCACAAAACGCTGTCGAACGGCAGCAAGATGTCATACTTCAACAAATTCCGGGCTTGCATAAACCAGGCATTTGAAGACGGCATCATCCCCCGGAATCCTCTGCGTGGCATCGTGGGCTTCAAGCCGGAGGAGCGGGAGCGGGTCTACCTCACGCTCGACGAGGTGCGTGCGATGGTCAGGGCGGAATGCAAGTACCCGGCGCTCCGCAACGCTTTCCTCTTCTCCTGCCTCACGGGACTGCGCAAAAGCGACATCCAGAAGATGACATGGAGCGAGGTCCGGCAGCAGGGGGAGTTCACGCGGATCGTCTTCAGGCAGAAGAAGACCGGCGGGCAGGAATACATCGATATCAACCCTCAGGCGGTCGCCTTCATGGGGGAACGCGGCAAACCGGAAGACAGGGTGTTTCCCTGCTTCTCCTATTCTTCATATTACCTGATGGAGCTGAAGCGGTGGGCGGTCCGTGCCGGGATAACGAAAGACATCACCTTTCACAGCGGGCGGCACACCTTCGCCGTGATGATGCTTGATCTCGGAGCGGACATCTACACGGTCCAGAAGCTTCTCGGACACAAGGAAATCCACACGACCCAGATCTACGCGAAAATGATGGACAAGAAGAAGCAGGAGGCGGCGATGCTCATCCCGCCGCTGCTGCCCGGAACGTGATCCGTCCGGCGCAAAGTGAAAGGCGCGGCTCCGTTACGGAGACCGCGCCTTGTCGGTGGATTTAAAAAAGTAAATAAAAGTTTTCAGATAAGAGTGATTGCCCGAACCTCATCCCCGAAAGCGTGGAGACTGTTCTGGATTTTCTCTGTTGTCTTCGGGGAGGGATTGCGGTAGCCGTTCGCATACTGAGACAGCTGTGCGGCAGATATTCCCGTTATCCTCGACAACCCGGCGAATGTCAATTTGCCGGCATAATATCGCAAAAACGATGGCACATCATAGCAGAATGTAAACTCCGCCTCCGTGAATGTTTTCCCCTCTTCCTCATAACGCGCTCGCGTAGCCTCGTAGACATTTAGCCAGTCTGTTTTTGCCTGTTCGACTGAATCGCCTTCCCCTGTGAGTCCGTAGGGAAGAATCATGGGATTTGCCGCATAAGCGTAGAAACAGCCGTCTTCTGAGCGTTCGATATATACCTTTACCTTTTTCATCTGCGTATTTGTTTTTATGCGTTGCTTTTAAAGAATGATTAAAAATCGAGTCCGGACATCTTTCGTATGCTGTTGAGCGTTCCGCGTGCCACTTCTTTTGTTCCATGGTTTGATGTGGTGAACTCCATTCCGGTTGTAGGACTGTACCAGGTAGGATGCCCAGCAGTCTGTTTGGGTAACTGAATACATCCGCCTTTTTTCAATATTCTGTGCAGTTCCTTATATTTCATATTCTTAAAGCTTGTTGCACAAAAATAATGCTATTATTTGTAATAACAAAATTAATTAACCAATGAATGAATTAATTAACAAACATTAACATTGCATGTCAGTCTATATCGGCTACTGCTTCTATCTCTGTGGCGAGACCGCTCAGGCGGCGGGCGATGTCGCGGAACGCGCCAGCGAGACGGCGCGCCTCTTCGGGCTTGAACGACACATCGGAACGGCAGACGTGGGAGTTGTGAAGCCTCTGCGAGAACCATGCCTGCGACTTCTGGAAATAATCACGCGTCAACGCGGATTTGTTGATGATGCCGTTAAGTTCATCGAAGGCGTTTGTGATCGCGCCGGAACGGTGACTCATAAGCTCCCGGCGTGCCTGCTCGCCCTCTGAAACAAAGTGCGGTTCCGTTATCATCCATGAGCCATCGTCATGTTTTTCATTTCTTGTCTCCATGCTCTTGTTTTTATCAGTCTATATCGGCAGCTGCTTCTATCTCTCCGGCAAGACCGCTCAGGCGGCGGGCGATGTCGCGGAACGCGCCCGCGAGACGGCGCGCCTCTTCGGGCTTGAATGCATCGGCGGCACGCAGCAGCTGTGTAGCCTCTTTCTTTGCGTTGAAATCCGGTTCGGCGCATTCCATGTAGTCGCGGACCAGTGCCGAATCGTTCAGGATGCCGTCAAGCTCATCGAAAGCGGTGCTGATCGCGCCCAGACGGTAATTTACACACTTCTCGCGGTTTTCCTCGTAACTCTGAGGATTTAGTATATTTTTCTTTAGGTAATTCATGATAATTTTGTTAATTTTGCCCCCGGACTTCTCCGGGGGCTTTTTGTTAATCGATGTTTGATAATTCTCTTAGCAATCCTCTGATGAGGTTCACTGTAGGTTGGTTTTCCTGTGTTTCAATAATATCCAGTTTTCGAAATATCATGGAAACCAACCTTTCTTTTTCTGTCATTTCATTTACACCTCCTCTCTTATTTTTCTGATACAAAGTTATATAAAATTTTTATTATATCCAAATTTTTACATCAGAAAAAAGGTGTAAACGTGATTTTTTCAGCTCTGTCTCATTAGTGGTTTATGTGTTGCACTGTTGGCGGTGATGGCTGCCGGTGTGTGTGGTCGGTCGGACGCGCGCGCCATCGCGGCGCGGCATCGGTCGGGTCATGCCATCTCGTCAAGGCGGCTGGCGGAGTCAAAAGAGGCGCGGCGGCTCAGTATGCGGATGGTGCGTTCCTTCTCGTCGATAAGCTTCTGGAGATTCCTGACCCTTTCGCGCAGCATCACCACTTCCTCGCGCAATGCCGCATCCTCGCCCTCTGTCGCTTTTGGTTCTCCGCTGCCCCGAAGCATCGAACCCGCGCCGGTCAGTAGCCAATCCACGTTTAAATCTGGGAATATATTAGATAGCTTTACAACAGTCTTTTTTGATATAGTTCTATATCCTTTGCACATTGCACTTACATTGGGCTGAGAGGTTCCCAAGCTAATGGCGATTTCCTGCTGTGAAATATTTTTATTTATTAAAAAATCACTAAGTCTTTCATTTATAGTATTATCCATACTTTTATAATTTAAAATCATTACAAATAAGCCTTTGTATATCAAAATATATCTTTTATTCTTGCAAAATGATATAACTTTGCAACTGAATTAATGAATGAATCAATTAATTAATGAATCAATGGCAAATGTAATGAAAAATCAAGACAACGGCAACACGGTGGCCGTCGTGATTGT